CGTACCGGCGAGGTGTTCGATTTAGAAGAACTAGATGAGTAATTGGATGTCCAAACGGGTGTCTCCCTTTGGTTTCCTATATAATCTTTATAGTCCGACAGATTAGACCTATAAAGGAGGTTCGTTTTCATGCACAACTGAAGGTTTCCCGTTGTGTTTCAAGCGTGTGTCTTATATAATTAGAGAGTCATCAGTCACGTGCATTCGCACCGACAAAGGAGAGTTGTAATGACTAAGACCGCCGAGCAGACCGAAGAGACCGCGGGTATGGCACTCGTGGAAGAGAGCGTTCCTGCGGGTACGCAGCGCGGCACGTCGAGCAAGTATCGTGCGATCCTCGATGAGTTCAAGACGAGCGGTTTCGCGAGTGCTCGGATCAAGAGTGACGCGAACGTCAGCACGCTGTACCAGCAGCTGACGAAGGCCATCAAGGCTGACGCTGAGGCGTACGCCGGCATCAAGGCTTCCAAGCGTGAGGGTGTGGTGTTCCTGATCCTCGTGTGACCTTAAGAATGGCAGGAGAGTTATTCCCTTTCGCTCCTGCCTCTGCGCGGGGCCCCCAACTGAAGATAGTAGTAGGTTGGGGGCCCTGCTGCGCTCTATATAGGCCCACAAAAGGAATGCCATATGAATAAGCTAGACAACGTTATTAGTAGCACTGCTACTGGTTGTGGCTACGTTCTCTTCATTGCATGTGCAATCTTGGTCGCAGTCTTTGTTGTAATCTTGTTCGCTATCGCCGTTGCGGGTTGTTGATATGAGTCGACGTTCGTATACCGTAAGGCGCTCAGGTAGACAAGTTCGACGGACAGTAACGCGTAAAGGCGAGAACTCCGAACCTGCATTCGGTAATAACTCTGTGGGGAACGTGCTTGGTACCTTAACCTGTTTGCTCTTCGTCCTCCCTGCTGTCCTGTTAGGGTTGGCTCTCCTCCTCTACCTCTTTGGAGACTGATCTGCTGCAGGCAGGTCTTAACTAGGCCCAGCTTGTGGACATTTTTGGTTTCCTATATAATAAATAGAAGACCAGAAAAGACTACTTAGAAAGGGGATAATGAAAGCCTACCAAGGTAGCTATGAGTGGCGTAAGATGAGGGCGGGTGATCTCTAATGGGGTTCCTCGAGACGAACGGCGATTATCAGCAATTCGGATCTCTCCTCAACGAGTTGAAGAAGCTGAATGATTCCCTTACTACAATCGCTATTGCCCTAGTTAACTTGAGTGCGGCTAGGATAGTCGAGCAAGACTGTCAGCGAGAAGAAACTCCAGTGCCAAACCTGCCAGAAGACCTAAAATGCGACGATGAGGAGTTCTAGTGGCTGCCAAGATTAGGTTGGAAATCGAAGGTACCTCTGAGGAGATTCTAGAGGCCTTCAAACAGTTCGTGGGGGAACCTGTAGAGTACAAACTTGTCGGGGCTCCTAGGATTCCAGAGGACGAGATCCTTAAGTTCGATCAGAAGCCTGCGTACTGTGAGTACTGCACTAAGGTTCTAACGGTCAAGCAGATCAATCAGGGCAATCGTTTCTGCTCCCGCAGGTGCTCAACTCTGGGTACCGTTAAGAAGAGGAATGCTACTCGTAAGACCAATAAACTTACAGCTTCCTTGAATCAGTCCTTTTGTAAGGAGTGCCTCAGGCCTTTAACGAAGGACCAGAAGCAATTCTGTAGTCGGAAATGCTCTAACAGGTTCCACAACAAGGCACGTCATGGTGTAAAGGTATCCAAGTGGCAGCCTTCTGTTTCAGTAGTTGCTGGGCAGGGTGTAACTAAAGGGTCGGCGTTGCCGGCTTAAGGGTTTCTAATATATAATTAAAGGAGATGTGATGGATAGACAAATGTCCGAGAGTCTCGATCGCTTCATCACAGGGAACTATGGTGAAGATTCCGTCAAAGAGCTAGTCTGTTCTTATGATGGTACCAGTGCTGAAGACATGGGGGAACTCGAAAGCGGCTGGCAATGCCCCACGTGTGATCACATCCTCGCTGAGGACGAACTTGTTACCGTGGAGGAATATCAGAGATCGTTGAAGGGTGATGAGCCGCAGGACTTCGACGAACGGAGATGTGCCGATGACTAACTGTGAGCCCTGCTTCCTGTGCGATCATAACGCAACTACTCCTGACGGGGTAATTTACTACCGCTTTTATGATCCATTGGCAGAGCGTTGGGCAAGCGAAGCTATTTGTCCCGTTTGCTTCGCTAAGCTTAAGGGGCCTATAGTACCCTTCAAAGTGAATATGCAAGCCGATGGATGACAACGACTCTGTAGATGTCATCTTTGAGGGGCAGGTATACGCAACGCTTATTCGCGATGCCCCACCAGAGAAGCAGGTAAAGCAGACTCGAAAGCGAAGAGCTGCTGGTGGCGATGAGGATGCCCACGAAGAGTTTGATAAGGGACATAAGATTCATGCACACTCGGATTCTGCGGATGTGCATGCGGCGTTCTTCATCGGTGCTAAGCGAGCAAAGGTTTCAGTCCCTGATAGGACTCGCCCCGGGAGCTACCAAAAGTACTTGCGAGGCTTGACTCAGGAAGATCTTGAGGGACTCTTTCAGGCTACTGGTAGGCTTTTGGATTTGATTGATGAGTACTTTGAGGGTCAACATAAGTCTTAATATGGGCCCACTTGTGGCCTCAAGAGGTTTACTATATAATATTATTATAGATATGAAAGGAGGTTGTAACGAAGTCCCGGATAGTATCCATTAAATTGAAAGGAACCAGAGTGTCAAACTCAATTGATGTTGTATGTGAAGGTGTCGTATTCGCAACGCTTGTTCGTGAGGATCTTCCTACCGCTCATGTAGGTCGGCAGAGATCTGAAAGGGATGACGCTCTGGACACCGCAGGAGAAGACTTCCCAAGTGCTCCCACGAAGCCCAAGAAGAGGCGCTCCCGTAAGAAAGAAGAAGTGATCACCGAGATCGACTAACAAGAAGTATTGGGCGCCTACAGTCTCTAATGCGCGTAGGTGGGTAGCACAGCGGATGGGGGTGCTACCATTTATTCAATCAACTTGCTAGGAGGGTAACTATGCCGCGCCCGATGGGTACGCCGAATCTCCAGATTCCTGATCCCCCATTCGTTCTGGAATTCGGCCCAAGCTTGAATGTGATCTTGACGCCGAAGCAGGTGCCAGGAGAGAAGAAGGGTGAGTTCGAGTGGGAGTTCGATGTGGCCATCGAGCGTCATGAGAAAGAGAAGGCTATCATGTCTCTTGAAGAGCTTGAGGAGCTTGCTCTCATGACTAAGTTGTCGGTTCGCTGGACAACTAAGATGGAGCGTGAGAAGGAGAAGTTGGAGACCCAGCTCGAGGATCTCAAGAAGAAGCTGTCGTTCTTGCAGCGCTAACATGATCCTAGACTTCAATCACCTGAGGGAGTTCTCTACATCCTCTCACAGGGCTTGCATTGATATCACACCGATGGGATCTTCCATCCGAGAGTACTATCAACCGCCTATAGAGGCAAGTGACATGTTTATTGACATCTCCAAGTGGGGATATGGCGAGGCATTCGCGCGCTATTTTGAGAGCCATATCCTCGGTGTTACAAGGTTCGATCAAACGTTTGAAGTCGGAGGAATACCCTCCTTCACTATGGAGGGGTTCTTACAACAGGGAAAAGGAGTTACACTCATGGGTCATGAACGTTGCCATCTTTGTCAGGCTCCGCAGGTCGAAGTTAATACCGGTCGTAAGAAGGTTCTCTTCTCAGCTGGCGATCCTGATCGTCCGAAGTTCGATCCTTACGGCACGCCGAACAAGAGTTCTAGTGAGTGGAAGGAAGTCACGGTCTACACGTACTCATGTGGGACGACGGTTGAGTACGACAGTGACAAGTTTGAGGATCATGGTACCGTAGTAACTCTTGGTAAGAGCTGTCTTAAGCTGCTGCCGTAACATGCATACGCTCTTTGGAATCTTCTGGGCTGTCCTGGCAGTTTCCGCGGTATTTTCCCTAATGTCAATTAGTGAGAAACTTCGTGAAATCAATAAGGAAGCCCATATGAGAACGCTGCTCATGAAGGCTCTAGTTGAAGTCCTAAGGGGTAAAGAAGTATAATAAATAGGCCCGCTTAACTACGCCCGATTTGCCTAAGGAGTCCCTTTGCCGCCCAGTGCTAGTTGGGTCTCATTTTATGAAAACTACCTGGGGATTGACTTAGGAAAACCCAGTCTTGATGGCTGGATAAACTTTAACTGTATTCTGCCATGGCATCAAGATACTGACAGGCATGCAGCAGTCAATCTTCTTAGTGGTAACTATCGTTGTGTACATGAAAAGTGTCGAACACAGGTGCGCAAGGCCGTCGGAAGAGAGCGTGTAGAAGCGATCTCTCCCACAGAGTTCCTAGAGATATCGCAGAACCTTAGTACGTGGGACGCACAAAGGCTTGTTAGTGAGTTTGCAATATCGTTAAATGGTACGAAGAAAGAGGACCAGCAACTAGAAAAGGCTTTTCGAGTCCTGCCAAGACAAGAAGTTGAAAGGCTAAGCGATGCACAATTGGCACTCAATGATGATACGCCGTTGGTGCGAGACTATTGTGAGTCTCGAGGAATTAGATTTGAGACTCTCCGAGAAGCTGGGGCGGGCTACTTTGAAGACATTGGCGGGCATGAATACATCGGTCTTCCTTACTTTGCCGGAGGTCAACTCGTTGCAATCCGTCTTAGATCTTGGCACGGCACCCGGAAGCGGTACATTAAGAATAGTTGTCAAGCACTATTCCTGGGTGATACATTACTCGATGCTGATTCTCGAACAACCCTTGTATGCGAAGGCGAAACGGACACCCTCGTCCTGAGGCAGTTGATTGATGATGCTGGCTACACTCACGTTCCGGTCATCGGATCTCCAGGAGTTGACTTCCGTCATGAGTGGGCTAGACATTTCCAGGACTACACGCGTATTATCGTGGTCCCTCAAAGCGACAGGGCATCCCAACAAACTTTCGTTAATAACCTTCGAAGCGTCTTCGGGGCCAGGCTTGAAGTGGTCCCGCTTCCTTGGCCTGCTAACGTCTATGGCGGAAACGACATTTCCGACTACACCAGGGCTTGTCCTAACGATATCGGTGAGTTCGTACAACTTCTAGGACTGTCTGCAGATGACTCTGAGAGAAGACCATATGCATACACACTCAGTTCGTTACGCGAAGAAGCCAAGACGGAGGCTCGTTGGATTATACCCAACCTTATCGAACGAGGGACTAAGACACTTCTGGTGGGTGAACCGAAGTCGTACAAAACATGGATTGCCATCAATCTCATCCATGCGGCATGTACCGCAACCTCTTTTATGGGGAACGCTTCCTGGAAGCCAACAGAGACCTTCTCAGCGATGCTCATCGAGGAAGAGGGGCCCTCATACAGGCTCGGTCAAAGGTTCGCGAAGGTCTTCGGGAACGACAATACTGAGAATCTGTGGGTCATACACCGGCAGGGAGTCAAGATTGATAACGTCGAGAGCTTTAGTAAGTTGCGACAACAAATCTTACGACTCCGACCAGATATAATTTTCTTCGACCCATATGCCAGTATCCACACACAAGATGAGAACACCGTACAGGGGGCAATAGTTGTACAAGATGCACTCAACGAGATTCTTAGAGCTTTACCGTCGGCAGCCATCGTGGTTCTACATCACACGCCAAAGGGAGGCGACGGGCCAAGAGGTTCTGGCGCCTTGTGGGGCGCTGGCGATGTCATGCTTAGAGTGTCCAAGCTCGACCCAGGGAGGGTGCTCCTCAGGATTGACGAAAGGGACCTCCCGGACGAGACGGAGGGCGGCCTCGAATTCATAATGGATAGCATGACCGGCAGATTCGCCCCAGCAGATAACTTTAGTATTTCCCCACAAGCGCGGGTCATGCACGCAATAGAGGTAGGTGATGGTGCTATTGCCCAAGTTAAGGAGTACCTAGAGGAGCGTGACGAGTGGGCTACTATCGACGATGTTATGTCGGCATGTAGCTTGTCTCGCAACCCTGCTAGAAAGCATCTCTTGGCACTAGAGCGTGAAAGTCTTATTGATGTTCGTGGTACTGGTCTTAAGGGTCAGCCTAAAGAGTACAAGGTGGTGAAGGAATAAACTCCCGTTGATTCTATTATGGCCATCATCTATAATAACAAAAGGAGGTGTACATGATTACTGTAATGGCTATTGCTCGAAAGGAAAAGGAGATCACGCAGATCGACCTGGCTAACGCGGTTGGCATCACGCAGGCCGAGATCTCGATGATCGAGCGCGGGAAGGTCACGCCTAAGGAGGAGACCCTGGATAAGATTGCTCATCTTCTGAGGACTCCTAAGGATGAACTTATGCTGGACTACGTAGAGTGGCTAGAGGCCAAGTTTCGAGCTGAGAATCGAACTGTCCTAAAATAACGGCTGGGAGGGCCTATGCGACGTACTATTGTGGTACTTTTGCTGACTGCTGCTCTCGGAACCTTTGCAGCAACGGCGAAAGCTTCAACGTTGCCGTCACCACTACCAGATGCAAAGTGTTCTACACTTACGAATGGGACACTTCATGGTAAGGCTCTTTGGAAGCATTGGATCTGGCATCTACGTAGGTTCGAATATAACCGTATTTGTAACACCATCTATGGGGAGAGTCGTTGGGATCGGTACGCACACAACGGTACGTATAAGGGTCTAGTGCAATTCGGGTCCTCATGGTATGCGGGACGCTGGCACTTCGATCCATATAATCCTGTGCTAAGTATCCGTGTCATGGTCTATGTGCTCCGTCACCCAGATACATTAGGCGGCTGGAGTAACTGGGCTGGTCACTAAGAGTTAAGGAGGCTTGATGACCACTGCTCTAGTTCTCCTTAGCGGAGGGCTTGACTCGACCACCTGTGCTGCGATCGCCCGCGAGGCACACGATCACATCATAGGAGTCTCATTTGTCTACGGACAAAAACATGATAAAGAAGTCTGGGCCGCTCGAGCCGTCGCAGAGTACTACAACATGCCCCACGAAATTATCCAACTCCCCAACGTCTTCAAAGGATCAGGCTCAACACTCATTGATCCTGGCCTACCAAATCCTACTTGTTCTTATGACGAGCTCGAGGGTGTCAGTCCAACTTACGTGCCATTCAGAAATGGAATCCTTACAAGTTATGCAGCAGCTGTTGCGCTTACTCGTGGCGCGGATTTCATCTACTTCGGTGCCCATGCTGAAGATGGAGAAAACTGGGCTTATCCTGACTGTACACCTGAATTCATAGGGAGCATGGCAGCAGCCATCTATGTAGGTACGTACCATAAAGTGCGGCTTCTAACTCCTTTGCAATGGATGGCTAAAAGGGATGTTGTAGGAACTGGTAAGGATCTTAATGCCCCTTACTGGTTGACATGGAGCTGTTACAATGGTGGAGAAGTAGCTTGCGGAGTATGCCCCACATGTCGGAGCCGGCGCGAGGCTTTCACGTACTGGAACTTAAAGGATCCGGTGTGCTATGCAGATGAGGTTTCCAACGATGAATAACGAACAGATCTTTCTAACAGGTGAGGGTCACTTTGATGCGGCCCATAATCTAGTTAACTATGTGGGGAAGTGTGCTCAAATGCATGGGCACCGTTGGGTCGTTAAGGCGGAGTTTGGGCCTTATACAGAGGTCGAGCTTGATCAAGCCGGTATTGCGGTAGATTTCAAAGCCGTGAAGAAGGTCTTGAATGACGTAATTGATCCCTTTGATCATGAGTATCTGAACAACTTCTTTGAGCGTCCGTCGGCTGAGCTAATCGCCCTCAGGATATTCAGGGATATGAAGCAGATAATTAGGGCTTCTGCAGAGCTGTCTGCAACCGCAAAGCTATATGCAGTCGAGGTCTTTGAGTCCCCAGAGAGTAAGTGTCGGGTGACTCATGGCTCTTAAGCTTGAAGAGGTCTTTGAGAGTGTTCAAGGCGAAGGTACCCTTAGTGGCACTGGCGCTATGTTCATCCGTCTACAGGGATGCAATGCTGTTCATGCAAAGTTGGAATGTGCTCAATGGTGCGATACTAAGTACTCATGGGAAGATACCTCTCCCGCTTTACTATGGACGTCTGATCGTACAGAGGATGAGATATTAAAATCTAAAATGCCTCTTGTTGTTTTCACTGGGGGCGAGCCCCTCTTACAAAAGGCAGATCTTAAGTATTGGCTTGAAAAAACTGTGGCCTTTGAAGAGGAAGCTCAGAGGGTCATTGCGTTCGAAACTAATGGTACTATTAAGAGGGCGTTACCTCACGGCAATAAGATCTGGTGGACAGTAAGTCCTAAGCCCCCTCTATACTATATTGCTGACGGCCCTATAAGTGAGATCAAGATTGTTATACCTAGGACAAAGACAGCTGAATGGTACTATGAGTACCAACATAAGTTCGATGAGTGGGGCGGGATCTGCCCCCGGTTGTGGGTACAACCCCAGGATAACGATTTAGAGACAGCGGCGTGGATTGCAAATACTCTTATCCCTGATCATCCACTTGTACGTCTCAACCTACAGCTTCATAAACTGTTGGAGGTTAGGTGATGGGAGATGCCCTTTCGGATGCTCTTTACTGTTCGACTCGTCGGGCCAACGTTCCACTTGACGACTACGATGAGAGGTCTAAACTCATCGAAGATGCAGTCCGTAACATACTACTGGCTATCGGCGAAGATCCGGAACGTGAGGGACTCAAAGATACTCCGTCACGAGTCGCTCGTATGTATCTCAATGAACTAACCGTTGGTCTAGGGGTTGATCTTTCAACATTGTTAACGGCCACCTTTAAGGAGCCTCATGACCAAATGGTCATTGTCAAAGATATCCCCTTCCACAGTCTCTGTGAACATCATATGGTACCCTACTCCGGTAAGGCGCACATTGGTTATATTCCAGATGGGGAGGTTGTTGGTCTATCTAAGCTGGCCCGTGTGGTTGAGATGGCTTCCAAGAAACTCTCGATCCAAGAACGCTTGACTAACGAGGTTGCTGAAGCCGTCATGAACTCAATGAATCCTAAGGGTGTTATTGTTGTCATCGATCAGTGCGAGCACATGTGCATGACCATGAGAGGGATTCGAAAGGCAGGGTCTACTACAACGACCTCAGCCATTCGTGGAGTCTTCATTGATAACGGTCCTGCTCGTGAAGAGTTCTTGGCCCTTGTAATGCATCACTGATCAATGAATGCATCATTTCGAGAGGAGTTGATCAATGCCCCTGGGGCCTAAAGATCCTATGACCGAACTTGTCGGGGCTGCCATATCTTGTCACGAGATGTATTCGGCCTTTCAAGCAGCAGGGTTTACCAAGAAGGAAGCCCTCTACTTAGTAGCTCAGACCCTTAAATCGGAACCTCAAGATCTTGGGAATAGTGAGGAGCCATCATAGATACTCTAATTACATTCGATCCAGGAGGCACAACGGGCTGGTGCCGCTTTGAACGTATGTATGGGAATACCTGGAGGGTGAACACCCTTGGGCAATTCTCAACGGACCTACTGAAGTGCATTCCGGAACTTATCGTGCCAGGAGACCTCGTAGTCTTCGAACGTATACACATGCTCCACCTAGGATTTGATCCCATCGGTCTTGAGGTCATTGGAGCTATTAAGATGTGGTGTCAGATTGAGGGCAATACTTATATCGGACAGTCTCCTGGCATTCTATCGGGGGCTAAGGTATGGCCAGATCTTGATGAGGCTAGGAAATGGTTCAAAGGCCAGCAACATGCCCTGGATGCATTCTATCATGGTGTAACGTACCTTGGTTTGAAGAACATGAATATGACCAGGCCTCCGATAGGCCAATCTTAAGGTCCCGCTTGAGTTTCATTTAAGTCTCCTATATAATATAATTAGAAACATAAAGCATCAAACTTCCGGAGGAACCTGATGCAAACTGTTCGTGTGACCGAGCGTGCAACCTTCAAGAGGTGTAGAAGGAAATGGCGCTACCAATCCCTGATGGAGCTTGTACCTATAGCTGAGCCTCGAGGGGCTTTATGGCTTGGTACAGGCGTCCACTATGGCCTCGAGCAGTACTACAGGGATGGGATTGATCCCTGGACAGCTACCCAAGAGTGGCTGGATTTGAAACTCCCTGAGCTCAACTTGGGAGATATGTGGCCTGAAGAGCGGGCACAGTTTAACGAGACTACAGATCTCATGGCTTCGATACTAACAGGGTATATACCCTTTGCTCAAGAGCATGACGACTTTGAGGTCGTCGGTGTGGAAGAGAATCTAGAAGTTCATGTTCCCGGTACCCGCGTGAATCTTGGTGGGAAAGTTGACGTCTTAGTACGTCGTGAGGCTCAGCGGCGTCTGTGGGTAATGGATCATAAGACGGCTGCTAGGTACATCGATGTCGTTAACCTCGAGATGGATGATCAGGTTACGGCATATCTTTGGTTGACTTGGCAGGTCCACGGAGAGATTCCTGGTGGAGCATTGTACAATGAACTCCGCAAGAAGGTTCCTGCAAGGCCTGAAACCCTTATGAATGGAGGCCTATCGAAGAAGAAGAACGTTGACACCACGTACGAGATCTACCTACAAGCTATTAAGGACAACGATCTTAATCCTGAGGACTATACAGATATCCTCGAGTTCCTTCGGCACAAGCCGGACGGCTTCTATCGACGTGAAGCGATCGCTAGAACCAAATATGAACTCGAGCACTTCGCCGAGAACCTAGTCCCCGAAGTAAGGGCAATGAACAGTAAGAATACCCCATTGTATCCTTCCCCCACAAGGGATTGTTCATGGGATTGCCAATACAGAGATCTTTGCCTCTGTGAAACAACTGGAGGTTACTTGGACGATCTTATCGAGAGCCTCTATGAACATGCAGATGGTGGGCGTAGACAAATCTAGTGAATAAGAAGGCGTACAACAAACAGTACTACGACTCTCACAAAGAGTACTATAGTGAGTACAATAAGAAGTGGCGTCAAGAGCATAGTATGGTTGATGCTGGTCGACGTTACAATGCTAAGTACCCAGAGAAGCAAGCTGCCCGTAATGCTGTCAAGCAAGCCCTTGCTAAAGGTACTCTTAAGAGACTTCCTTGTGAAGTTTGTGGGAGTATTTCGTCCGAAGCTCATCATGAGGACTACTCAAAGCCTCTTGAAGTAGAATGGCTATGTAACCTCCATCATGTAGAAAGGAGAGGGGATGCTCTATGACTAATAAAGTGCCGAGCACCAAGACGTCTACAGCTGCCGTAAAAAGTCAACCTGTGACCGTTACGGACCCTCTGAAAATGTTGGTCTATGCTCCATCGGGACACGGGAAGACTTTTCTTGCCGGTACTGCTGTCGGAGACAAGCGCTTGATGCCTATGGTAATTGCAGACTTTGAAGGCGGCACCAGATCCATTCGTTCTAAGACGACCATTGTACCGCTGGAGGAGTTTGCAGACTTCGTGCCTTCAATGGACAAGATCGTCGTGGTGCGGATCAAGCATTGGGAGGATTTCGACGCTCTCTACGAGGTCGTACATTCTTCTGATAACCCCTATCGTACTCTTGTCATCGATTCCCTCTCAGAGCTGAACTACTTGATCCTCTCTGAGGTTGTGGCATCTGCCGTCAAGAGTGATCGGGGACACGATCCTGATGTGCCTGAGCGCCAGGACTATCTTCGTAGCAGTACCCAGATGAGGAAGCTCATCCGCTTCTTCAGGGATCTGGATATGAATACCATCTTCACAGCGCAGGCTAACGAGAAAGAGAATCCCCAGACCAAGCGCATGCAAGCTGTTCCTAACCTTACGGGGAAGCTTGTATATGAGGTTCCGGGATTGGTTGACATCGTTGCCTATCTTGGCGTTATGGAAGATGCCGATGCAGAAGGTGAGCCAATCACCGTCCGCTCACTCCTTGTTCAGCCCACAGGTCGTTTTATGGCCAAGGCGCGTGACGAGGATGGACGTCTTGGTGAATCAGTAGATAATCCAACCCTGCCCAAGATCATGAATCTACTCGATGGAGGTACCAAATAATGCCGTTCAAGATTGACATGTCAGACGTTAGTGAAGGCTTTGATCCCATCCCTGCTGGTGTGTATCCCATTACCGTTACCGCTCTCAAGCAGAGTGAAGAGGATGGTCCTAGTGGCTATCCGTACATCATCGTTGAGATGACTGTTAACGATGGGGATTTCGAGAATCGTAAGCTCTGGACAAACCTGAGCATGAGCCCCAAGGCCGCCTTCAAGGTCAAGGAGTTCCTCCTCGGCGTTGGCGTCTCTGAGGAGGATCTCGGTGGCGAGTTCGAGTTCGATCCTGATGAGTATGAGGGTGCCACTGCCGACGTTGCTGTCAAGCAGGAGTCCTACGAGGGTAGGATCAAGAACACGGTGACTAACTTCATTGCCGCTGAGGGTGAAGCTTCTCCCAAGAAGGCTGCCCCTAAGGGCAAGAAGAGTTTCAGGTAGCAAAACGAAAGTAGGGTGGGGCTCTAGTCAAAGACCACTTTGACATCCTTCATGGGGCCCCACCCTACTTCTTAAAGTCGTCTGCCAGCTACGCAAGGATCGTAAGAGAGGCCTCCGCTGGAGCTGGCAACGATAGACCGAAGGTGGCAGTTCGGTCTAGTGGGCTTCGTAGGATCCATTGCGGGCCCATAACAGGGGGCGGGTAGGGAAACTGCACTGAGTACCTACCCGTCCCTCATTCTCTTAGGAGGTGAAATGACTACAAACGCTGAATTCAATGTCGCCTTAACAAAAGTAGATGAACTCACGGCAGGCTTGTATAACTCAAGGGACGAAGCGTATAATCATGGACATAGCGTACCAGATTATTTCCGTCGTGGAGCTGAAACATGCCTGGACCTTTGTTTCATAAAGCTGACTCGAATTGAGGATCAGCTTGGGGCATCAAAGTTTAATGACGCACAAGACTCTTGTCTGGACCTCGTTAACTACGCCCGCTTCCTTGCGGCCCTTCAGATCCTGTCAACAGCCCCTATACCCGAGACCGCCTACATTAAGACGACAGGGAAGATCTGATGAAATTCGCTCCCATTCCCCCAACGGCGCTACTGGGTGAGTTCTCATCTACTCTACACTTGTGCCTTGCCCACGTGCTATCCGGTGATGGAAGGCAAGTGGATTACTATAAAGAACGCTCCGCCAGTCTGGATGACTACGTCATACTTGATAATGGAGCCTACGAACTCGGTCGTAGTTTTCCTTTTGAGCATGTCCTAGAGATCGCACAAGACATTCAGCCCGATGAACTTGTTCTTCCGGATGTATTTCTAGATGGTCATGCTACCCTTAGAGAGACCCATGAAGCTTTTAAGATCCTTGAGGCCGAACCCGATTGGTGGGCAACAACGAATCTTATGGTTGTACCTCAAGGGGCTACTACGGCCAGTTGGATGGCTTGCCTTGCAGGCCTTATCCATGATGTTAGACCCGATGTCATTGGGATCCCAGTAATCTATGAGACCAAAATGGGTCGAGGGATTCTGATTAAGAACGTTCTAAAGTACCTTTCAAATGACAAGACGTATCAACCTGATATCCATCTTCTGGGGTGGGACGGAGATCTCTACAAGCTCCACTGCTATGCAAGGGACTTCCCTCTCATTGTACGTAGTATCGATTCCGCTAAGCCTTTCTACTTCTCCCGTGTAGCGGATCCCGTAACTCTATATAGCGGTAGGAATGTCAGACGTCCTGAGGGCTATTTCACTCTAGGTCCAAAGGCCTTCGATCCTGATTATCTAGACGTGAATCTCGACCTTGTATACATGGCTGCCGAAGGGCATCTTGACAACCTATTCCTCTAATTGCGATATCTGCCCTCTTAAGGGCCGTCCGAAGGTCGTTGGTAGGGGCGTTAAGTATGGCTACACTGTTGTGGGGGAATTCCCCTCTTACTATGAGACCGCCCACCAGATGCTCTTCGTGGGGAAAATCGGGGATGTACTTCGTGAGGCTCTAAAGTCTGTCGGGGTGTCTCCCGACACTTTGTATGTCACGACGAAGGTCCCCTGCTACCCGGAGAAGGCTTATGACTCCCAAACAATCGATAGGGCCATCGAATGCTGTCGTGGGCGTCACATACATGAAATTCAACACCAGCATCCCCAGGGGGTTCTGGTGTTTGGGGAGCGCCACGGTTGGCAATGGGACGACGATTATCGAACTTGGATCCTCAGCACAATTCATCCTATTCAAGTTGTTCGGGATCCTAGTCTTTTGTCAGTACTATTGGATGATCTCACTCAACTGAAACTTGGGCCTCCTGGGCCTAGGAACCAGCTCCCTGAAGTCAAGTACACCCTTGTGGAAGATGAATCGGGAGTGGATAATCTTTTTGACTGCATAGACATACTCAACTCTAGTCTGCACACAATCGACATAGAAACGACAGGCTTAGACGCGCAGGACGATGCAGTTATCTGCTTAGGAATTGCAGCTAGCCCCCACTATATTTGGATCGTAACGGAGCCTATGATCCCCCACATCAAGGATCTTCTCGAGAATGAAGACCTCAACTGGGCAGGGCACAATGTCTATCAATTTGATTGTAAGTTCCTCGAGATACAATATGGTATCAAATGCAAGCCTAAGTACGATACCCTCTTGATGTCCTACAACCTTGATGAGCGCCCTTGGGGGCACTCACTCAAGGTTGTTGCAATGAACTACTTCCACATTCCTAACTGGTCTACGAATATGGATATGGCAAACCTGGCTAAGTATGCTCCTGACCTGCTGTACACCTACTTGGCTTACGATTGCTATTTTACTTGGAATCTTGTTGACCCTCTTCTAGAGGAAATGGATGAAGAGAACGTAACTCATATCCATAATACTCTCCTGATACCCGCAGCTCGGGCCCTAGCACAGATCGAAATGAGAGGTGCTTATGTTGATCAGGATTACCTCAGACTCTCTGGTGAGCAACTTGTCCTCGAGCTTGAGGGTCTTAATAAGCTACTCTGCGAGGCTAACGGTACCCCGACTTTCAATGCGAATTCCCGACAGCAAGTCCAGCGTCTGTTATACGACACCTTACAAATCCCTTCAGATAACCGACGCGTCGATAAATTGGCACTTGAGAGCCTACGACACCCTATTGTAGACGTCCTTATAGAGTACAAACTCAAGTACAAACTCCTGTCCACATTTATTATTGGCCTTCTTAACTTCTCAGGTGAAAAGGGACTAATCTACCCGCACTTCCTTCTCCACGCAACAGTAACAGGCCGCTTGTCTTCTCGAGCCCCAAACCTCCAGAACATGCCCGTCGTTGTAGGAGCCATTATTAGGGATGCCTTCATTGCCCCACCGGGAAAGGTTCTTCTTGAGGTTGACTATGCTCAGTTGGAACTAAAGATCGCTGCCTGGTATAGTGGAGACGTAAAGCTCCAAGCCATCTATAAGTCCGGAGGGGATGCACACGTCCTTGCAGCAGCCGAGATGTACAAAGTTCCCGTGGGAAAGGTTACGAAGATCCAACGTTATCATGCCAAGCATGTTGCCTTTGGAATACTTTACGGTCGCGGAGCTAACTCGCTTGCGCTATCAATTCTCCATTGCGCGCCCAACGAGGCCCAGCGATTCATCAACGAGTACTTCAAGCAGTTTAACGGACTCTGGAAATGGATCCGAAAGATGCAACGCCAAGCGCTTCGTCTAGGATACGTTGAGTCTTCCTTTGGCCGTAGACGCCGCTTTCCGGCTATCCTCTCGGAACATCGCGGAGACATTGAGCGCAAAGCCAGTAATATGCCAATTCAGAGTATGGCCTCGGATATCTGTCTCTCTGGATTGATTAGGCTGGAAGAAGTCCTAGACCCTGATGACGCTGAGATCATCTTAACAGTCCATGACTCCATTTTGTTAAACGTGAGTCCATCTAAGGTTTCCTATATAATTAAAGTAATAAAAGGAGTACTCGAAGAAGAGGTCCCCTTTGCGGATCAAATACCGCTCACAGTTGATTTTAGTGTGGGGGACCGTTGGGGCTCCTTAATGAAGCCTGAGGAGTGGTATGTCAATCAAGGTTCCTAGGCATTGTCCTTGGTGCGGTGCTGAGATCGTTGAGCGTACAGGGCCTGAGCAGACGGCTCTCAAGGGGCGGCGCATCTACAGTTGCGGTACAATCATCTCTTTGTATGACAACCAAATGCAAGTGACTTCAATAAAGCACCCCGAGGAAGCTGGTTGGAGACCCTATGAGTGACAAGTTCGACTTTTGCGAATCCTGCCCACTGATCGATCGACCATTAGTTCCCAGCTCGGGTGTTAAGGGAGGCCTTGCAATTGTAGGTGAGGCTCCTGGGCGCCAAGAAGTTCAGGATGGTAGACCATTCATTGGGATGAGCGGTATCCTTTTAAGAAAGCTCCTGCAAGAGGTCGGCATCGACGAGACCCAGGTTTGGATAACGAACTCTTGTCTCTGTCAACCTTCCAAGAACGATACGCCCCCCAACTCTGCTATTGATGCCTGCAATGAGCGCTTGATGGAAGAGCTGCAAGGTTGTACAAAGATTCTTACTCTAGGGGCTACGGCTTTGACTGCTGTATATGGCCCTACAAGTATTATGTCGGTACGCGGGGCAAGGCTCTGGATCGATGATCTTGGGGTGTATTGCATCCCTACATATCACCCAGCCGCAGTCCTTAGAGCCCCAGACTACTTCCCAGACCTCATGAGTGACCTCCAGCTGCTCGCCGAATGCCCCACAGAGTACGAAGAGGAGGAACCGCCACCAGACTATACGTTGGTAGAGACTCTTGAGGACCTTCGTAAGATGGTATGTAAGATTGCTCTTCATACCCCTACTCATATTGCTCTTGACCTTGAGACTACTGGTCTTGATGAGATTGAAGACGAGATTCTCGTTATGGGCCTTAACGATGGAACGGAAATCTTCATCATTGTGGGGGATCTGCTGTATGGGGATCGTGGGGCTTTAGCTGTTCTAAAGGACTTCATGGAGTCTGAGGGTAATGTATGGGTAGCCCAAAATGGGCCGCAGTTCGATAGGAAGTTCATAACGCACCAGCTCCAGATAGACTGGCATGTTGACTTCGATACCATGCTGGCTCATTACTGTCTTGATGAACGACAGGGTAGTCACGGTCTCAAGACGCTCGCTCGACGATACTTTCAGGCAGGAGAGTACGACTCCGCTCTTAAGGGACGAAAGGGGAAACTAGATGAACTTCCAGTTGACCAACTCTACCAGTACCTCGCTTATGATGTCTACTACACGCATAAGCTCGCCTGGGTTTTGGCTGGGGAGCTCAACGAGAGCAAGTTACGCCACATACATGATGATATCTTGCTGCCTGCCAGCCACGCCCTCGGTGAGATTGAACATCACGGTATAACTATCGACCAGTACCACCTAAAGACCCTTGGGAAGAAGTTGGAAAAGGATATCGCTGCAGCAACTATTGAGCTGCAGCTTGAGACCCAGAATCCTAAGTTCAATCCCAACTCCCCAAAGCAGGTTGCAGATTACTTGTATGGATCCCTTAAGCTTCGACCAGCAGGAACAAAAACGGGGAAGGTTGAACTAGCGGAACTAAATCATCCCTTTGCTACCAGGATCCTAGAGCTGAGACAAAAGCAAAAGCTTCTATCCACTTACGTAAGGGGGCTCCTTGAGCGCGTTTCCGCAGATGGAAGGATACGAGCCAGTTTCCTTCTCCATGGAACCGTTACCGGACGGCTTAGCTCTCGCGACCCTAATCTACAAAATATCCCAGCAAGAGCGGGCGTCATTATCCGCGATGCTTTTGTGGCGTCGCCTGGGTGGACTCTTCTCGAGGCCGACTACAATCAGTTGGAGCTTCGTATTGCCGCTTACTATTCTCGAGACCGTAAACTATGTGAAACCTTTGCTAATGAAGAAGACATCCATGCCAGGGTCGCACGAGATATTTTCGGCCTCGGGCCAAATGATCCAGTCACTAAAGATCAACGTTACGGGGCAAAATTCGTTGACTTTGGAATACTTTATGGACGTGGAGCAAAATCACTCGCGGAAGGCGAGCTTAACTGTTCTGTACGTAAAGCCCAAAGTTACCTCAATAACTTTCTTGGGGGATTTCCTGACTTGCATAAGTGGATGCTTAGAAATCAAGGACTCGCAGTCAAGCAGGGATACATCGAATCTGCCTTTGGCCGGAAGCGTCGATTCGCACTCGTAACTGAGAAGAACAAACACGAGATTGAGAGACAAGCAATTAACGCCCCAATCCAAAGTGCCGCATCCGATCTTAACCTGATGTCCTTAACAAGGTTGCACGCCAGGCTAGACCCCGAGATTGCCCACATATTAGTAACTGTCCATGACAGCCTCCTTTTCGAAGTTAAGAAAGGGTATGAAGAAGAAGTTATAGAGGCTATCTACGAAGAGATGGTTGATAACGCACCACTATCAGATGCACCATTTGCATGGAGTATCGAAGTGAAGGGAGGTACAAGATGGGGGAGCCTAAAGAAGCTGGAAAGGTGAAGAAATCTAAAGGGACTCTTTACAAGACGAAGGCCCTGTTTGCTGATACGGCGCTTGACCCCAACCACATACATTATTGGGGTTGTAAACGTTTCAACCAAAAGACTATTGTACTCAGGTGCATGGTTTGTGGGCACGAAGAACGACGTAAGATAGACCGTAAGAAGATCCCCCACGGAGAGGTACCAGATATTACTATTAGTAAGAGGTCCTAATGGATTGGCAATTCTATATGGGTGTATTCTTCGGCATCATTGGTACATTGATAGCACTAATAACCTGGGCACGGTGGGGTGGATGAGGCTGCTCCGCAAAGCCGAATGGGATCGTATTTGTCGTGATATCAACGACATCAAGACGACCTCATGGGAACTCATGTCGGTAAATGCGAGCCTACAAGCCGATAACGAGAACCTACGAAAGAAGGTCAATCAGTTACAGCGGCGTCTCAACAAGGAACTAACGAGGAGGGGAGCAAGTGATGGCCTATCTAGAGGTCTATGAGTGCGATTTCTGCCATACCCGCGTTGAGCGCATCGTGAGTTGGAGCTACCCAAACAAGCGGGACGGGATTCCTGAAGGCTGGGACACGGTGCATCACAACTGGATTTGCAAGGAGTGTTCCGAGCGACTGCTGAAAGTCGAGTTTCCTCGCGCCCGCGCCGGGGAAGGGAGCAAGGATGAGTCTTGAGCAGAAGCACCAGCACTGGCTCGACGCCGACGACAACGAGTTCTATGCCAGCGAACTACGCACCGCTGCTGCTGTGTACATCGCCGAGCTGGAGGCCGCGCTTGCAGCACTAACGAAGGGAATCACGGAGCGCATCTTTGACGAAGTCCAGAAATGCGAGCAGGCCGAGGCCGCACTGGCAGAGCGGGACGCCTTCATTGAACATTGTCGGGCCAGCGGCCAGATACCCCTTAGCGTCGTTGAGAACTACTTACTCGCCCGCGCCGAGGAAGAGCAGACGTACCTTCCGTGCCACGTCTGCGGAGCGGAGCCGTTCACAGAGCATCGGGACATCTGTTCTGTGGTGGGGTGGCGGAAGGCCCGCGCCAGTACCGACTATTCAACGAACATCCCCAATCTGCACATCCAGACGAAAGCCGAGCTAGATGAACAAGTGAAGAAACGGCTGGACGAGATGCACGCCCGCTCCGAGGAGAAGCCGTGAAGCTATACGACTTTCAAATGCTCGGTGTAGGACGCCTCGTTCAGTCCGAGAGGCTATTCCTGGCTGATGATATGGGCCTCGGGAAGACCATTCAAGCTATTAGGGCTGCTGAGGAACTAGATGCCAAGAAGATCCTAGTTGTATGCCAGAATTCTATGAAGGGCATGATTCGATCAGTGCCTAAAAATGGTGTAATGGTAACAGAGTATATTGGTGGCTGGGCTGAAGAGATTCATACTTGGGCTCCAGGGAAGAGCATCGGTGTAGTTGAAGGCCCTGCCTCATACAGGAAATTCATGGTCAAATGCTCTGACATCAATTACCTCATTATCAACTACGAAGCCTTGGTGGGGAAAACGGGTATTGACTTAGCGGCTGAGCTCTCGAGGCACTGGGACGTTATTATCTTCGATGAGCATCACAAGATCAAGAACCGCAACGCCAAGTCGACCAAGGCCTGCAAGAAGATCTGTAAGGATGCTGATTACATCTGGATGCTTAGTGGTACCCCACTCCTAAATCATGGCCAGGAGATGTGGCCACCACTTAATATGATGTTCCCCAAGGACAAGAAGTATGCCAGTTATTGGCGCTTCGTGAGGGAGCATTGTGACGTCCAGCGAGGTGTCTTTGGCTGGGAAGTTAAGGACATCGTAGACCCCAATCACCCGAGAGCGAAGGCCCTACGGAATACAATCCAACCTCTGATGCTTCGCAGAACGAAACCAGAAGTCCTAAAGGATATGCCTGCCAAGACAATTAAGAAGGTCTGGGTAGAGCTCCATGGCGAACAACTCGAAGCATACCTTGAAATGGAAAAGGATATGCTTGCCCACTTTAACGATGAAACCATTACGGCTGCTGCCGTTATTGCCCAGATCATCCGCCTCAAGCAGATCACCGTGGGCCCTGAACTGATGTTCAAAGAGATGGAGGGAATCAGTGGCGCAAAGATTACGGCTTTCCTCGATATCCTGGAAGCGAACGATGACAAAAAGCTCGTTGTCTTCAGTCAGTTCCGAACAGCCCTCGAACGTCTCGGAAAATACTTGGTTGATTCCCGCCGAGTTACTGGGAGACAACTGGCCTATCTTACAGGCTCCGTCCCCATGCCTATCCGCAATCAAGCTGTCTCCGATTTCCAGGAGAAGGAGGATCCTCGGATTCTGTTTATCACCACTCAGGCTGGTGGTACAGGGCTTACACTCACTGCTGCATCAACTGCCGTATTCTTGGACAAGCTCTGGACACCAGCAATGAATACCCAGGCTCAGGATCGTCTACATCGTATTGGACAAACTGAGCCTGTTACCATCATTGAGCTCCTGGCAGAGAACTCCGTTGAAGGGCGCATCGAGGGTATGTTAAGATTCAAGCAGAACCTATTTGATTGGGTCATTGAATCCGAGGAGGCCCTTGAAGCTCGTGGGGAAATGGTCGTGCAGGAACGTTTAACTGGGCGGCAGCTTCTAGAGGAACTGTATGGACTATGAGACTATGAAGTGGCCTGAGGACATATTCTTAGAAAGAGTCGCTAAGACTGAGACTTGTTGGTATTGGACAGGGCATCTAAATTCCAAAGGATATGGAATCTTTAAGAAGAAGTTGGCACATAGGGCTTCCTATAAACTCTTTGTAGGACCAATACCCCCTGATATGCTTGTATGCCATACTTGCGATACCCCCGACTGCGTTAATCCAGAACATCTATTTCTTGGGACGTTTAAGGACAATACCCGCGATATGATTAATAAGGGTAGAGCTTATTGGCAAGAGAGCTGAGACGGAGAAATCTTTTCATGCGCAGGAGTATATGATTTTAGTAGACGCACACAGCATTTATTCGGGCAAATAAGGCAAACTCAAGGGCATCACCTCAACGAAAGCTATGCTGATATGCTGCTAGACTACGTCCTTTCGCAGAGTTATCCATGCCACTGCGGTACTTGGGGTTGGGACGGCAAGAACCTGCTAATCATCATCAGAGGGCAGATTAGAGCCATACATCCCAATACGAGGACCTATGAGATCCCTGTAGCTTCATCTGCAATGATCCCTTTATGGGAAGAAGGTCCCGGAACCTATATTCCATTTGAAACGCTCAAGTTTACAGCCCCTCGAAAGAATTGGGAGCTAGGACCTTTAACAATTCCTGAAGGCCTCTACGATTGAGCAAAAGAGTGGGAGTGGAGAGACGCGCCCGATCGTCCTACCCCCACTCCCACATTTTAGAACCTACTCGGTCTTAGATCCAATACCATACTGAGGGATCCAGGGGGCCAGGTAGTTCGTCGCTGCCATACCGACCGCCGTAATTACAGCAGTAACGATGGCCTGGATCTCGGTCGTGCCGATGGAGAAGATGTCCCACTGAAGGACAGCCATCGCGCCGAGGAACGCCCAGACGGCCGCGAGGCCGAGGGTCCACAGCAAACGCTTCCAACCTGTCATATTGTCACCCCCTCTTCTTGCTTAGATAATGAACCTCTACCTACGATGGAGCTTCGCACGCTTTACGCTACCAGCGGCCTCGAACTGTCGCATCAATGTATCCGCGGGCATACCTACTTCGAGTTCCACCGTCTCTGTGTCCACGTTCACGCTCGCTCGGGTAACCACGAGGGGCTTCACGTCGGCGTCCTGACTACACTTCACGAAGTCGCCGCCCTGAATATACGGCCACGGGAAGGCGGTGGAGTTGGAGGACTTGATGAGTCCAGAGGAACCCGGCTCGGTCACGTTCGAGATTACCGTGCCGGTAGACTTTTCCGCGTTGCCCAGTTGGCGGCCCAGATTCCTGGCGATGCGGCGGGCGTGTTCACCAGAGAAGTTGCGACCGCTGAAGTCGACCGTCGTCACACAGGCCGTCGAACCCTGGAACGGGCCACGCACGTTGCTGAAGCCGGGATCTCCAGGCCCGATGGCGGCAGCCGGCGTTCCAGCGGGAAAGTCTGAATGGCGTCCTAGCATACCGTAGATCAAGCGTACGGCGCGTGTATCGCCCATGCCGTCTTCAGGATGCGGACGGACGTCCCAGGAGATGCCGGGAACGGTGGAGTCGATCGTGTAACAACGACCGGAGGCGATGCGAGCGGCCTCTCCGATGAGGAGTTCACGGGCTCGGAACTCGATCTGGTTGGTGCTGCGGCTCGGCCACCAGCCCCACTCGACAAGGATCTCCGCTTGGACGCCGAACTGGTTGATAGCGCTCACCGGGTCGCAGTAGGGACGCGCTACGAGGTTGGGGATGACGCTCCTGATAGTGGTCGACACGGCAGCCTGATGCAGGCCCACCCAGTCAGCGATCTCGACCATCGCCTCATCGATGCGGCGGCTGATGGTGCCCGTGTAGACGCGAGGGTAGTCTATACGGACGGAACGATCCGCAGACATGAGGCTGTTGCCTCCAGTCACGTCGAGGCAGTACAGAGCCAGGGCGAGATACCGCCTGCCTACTCCAGAGGGATTCCAGAAGGAGTTGCTATCGAAGTACTTCTGGTTTAGATGGCGCTCTGGCTCGACGTCTCCCCACGTCTTGATGGACGAGTAGGAGGAGATGTCGCGGGAGTCGGTGTAGGAATCGGCAACCAAGAGTTTGGCACGCATATCGTCGCCCAGCCGAGTGGTCACCTGTCCGTCGATGCGCTTGATGAGGTTGCGCTGGTTGGTGTCCGCGCCACCCATGTACTGTGCGCCCAGGTAGGCGACGTAGCCGACGATGCCGCCCATACCGTTGCTGGGAACCTTCTCGCCCTTCTCGACGGAGATCTCGAGGCAGTCGTCGTTGGAAACGCTGTAGACCTTGTTGTTGCGCTTGTTAATGACCCACTCAGAGGCATCGCAATCGGTGAAGAGGAAGGCGCAGTCGGTGCGCCACTTGGCAACCTCCAAGACGCCGCCGCACTCCACGAACACGCGTGCGTTCTGGGCAGCGATCGCGCGCCGCGGGTCGCTGATGATGAAGCCCTTGTACAGGTAGGTCGTGACGGCGTCCACGGTGTGGTAGATGTTCACCCGCGAACCATGACGAAGGTAGGACATACCGACGCTAAACGGATCTGCTACCTCGATCCAAAAGGACGCCGAACCACTGCCGTTGATGGTCGAGTCGAACTGGAGCTCGTGGACGAGATCGATGGCGTCGGTGCCCCCAGTGCCCCAGGCCGTCTCCCCGATCTTGCAGTGCAGGCCGCCGTCCTTGAGGTTCGTGTAAGCCATCAGCGATCTCTCGGGACCAGATAGTAGTTCATGTAGTCCATATCAAGGTTGTTCTGTGGAGTCGCGGAACCTGAAAACTGGCAGAAACCGTGACCGTAGCTAGCACTGACGGCGGTGGCTACTTCGTATTCTTCCCAAGCTGTAGCTGCACCGTTCTTCAACAGCGTGAACGTCGGGTGCAAGGTCGCCCCTATCTCGATGCGAAGCTTCCACCAGACGCCCGTGTCGCCAACGGCGGCAGTGACACGAGTAGTCCCAGCCGTGGCGTTGCTCGAGGCGACGAACCTATATCCACCATCGCCCGAGTGGTATCCCATGAGCACATAGGCGCCCTTGGTCGGAGCAGAACCAGAGAACTGATCCATGAAGCCCAAATAGACCATCTGTTGAGTCGAAGTGAGATACGGGAGCCTGAAGACGAACTCGCAGAAGTCGCCTACGATGGCCTCCATCGCCAGGGCACTCGTCTGGACTTGGTAGCCCGTGGTCGAACTGGTGCCGGTCGTGAACTTCGCTACGCCGGGATGGTTTTGGACCGCGATACTGGTCATCGTCGGCGTCGCGTCACCGAACTCCTGCATGTACCAGGAGCGCCCGACCGTCTTGTCGATGTAGGCTCCTGCTGGGAGCATGAAGTCGCACTCGTCAAAGATGGCGTGGTCATAGGACGGCTGCAACTTGGGAATGAAGACTGGGCCGTAGACGTTGACCGCTGTGGGCTGAACCGTTTCGTTACCGACATCGATGGTCGGAGACTGAAGTTCGATGTACTTACCATCTGCGTCAACGCGAATCCGCGTAGTCGTGTTGTCGTCCCTGGATGCCCCACCCAAAAGAGCGTACTTGGAGGTGGTGGAATCGTAGAGGGAGAGGTCAATACCGCCATAGGTGCTGTACTCAGGACTCTCAAGAGCGACTGTCCCCGACGTGGCGTTGCCGGTGACATACAGCTTGCCCTCCGCGCCAGTTTCCAGACCAGTGAACAGCTTGAGATAGCCAGCGTAAGCCCCACTCTGAAGTTCGATTCGCGGGACATTTGCCACAGACGTGGTTCGCAGTAGGCCCGTCTTCCCGGCACTACCGGCCAAGGTGATGGTGCCGTTTTCGGTGGCGGTGCCCATCAAGAGCTCGCTCTCGACGTTCACAGTGGCGCCGGTGATCTTGCCGCCGTATATCTCGCCGCCACTTATCTTCGTCGCGACCAGGGTGTTGCTCTCTATGTGATCGGCAACGATGGAGCCTTCCACGACGAGCGTGCCGCCGACCTTCTTGCGGAACAGGAGTTCATCGAAATCGACGTACACGTTGTAAGCCGAACTCGCGGAGAGCCGCGCTTGGACGTAGGTGACAGTCGCGCCGTGAGCAGCCACGTTGTAGTCGATTGTGCGTTCGGTGTAAGTAGTACTCGACTGCCAACTCGACTCGGCGCTGTCCACGTCGGTGAACACGCCCGAGGAGTTGCACGACATGCCGACAATCTGGACCCGGCCGCCCCAAGGACTCTGATCTGACTGGCACTTCGTCATGGCATAGAAGTGGAACCAGTCGGTTCCCTTGCACGGCACCGGGTTGCACAGGGCGATCGTCTGTACGGTGCCGGCCGCGATGCCGGAGATGCGGCGCTGGTTGAGTCCTCGGTAGGGGTCGCCGGTGGCGACGCCGCGGAACTCCACGTCGGCGCTGGTGATACTCGCGTCCCTCGTGTAGGTCGGGACGACCTCACTGTTGGCATTCGGGATGAGGTTCTCGTAGTCGGCCACGATGAGGTGCTTGGCGTAGACAGCGTTGGCGGCGATTTCGCCAGCCCCGATAGCCCCAACTGACATCTGGCCGGCGGTGATGCTGTTGCCTTGGATGAGGTTGCCCGAGATGATGCCGTCCATCTCGGCGGCGTCGATTACCGGGGTCCAGGCGTTGCTCAACAGCGCACGCTTCGCGTTCAGGTCGAGGATGAGGCTTGAGGTGGAGTAGTTCGGACTCGTCGGTCCCAGCGCACTCTGAGCGGCGACTTCGGCTGCGCTCAGGCAGCGGTCATAGACGCGCACCGCCGCCATGCTGCCCGTGAAGTAGGCTGCGGGAGTCGCCAACTCGCTGCGTCCGAGGGTCGCTATGTCAGCGGTGTTGAAAGTGCCCCCGTCGAAGGCTGTATCGGTCCCGCACTGCACACCATCCAAGTAGCAGCGGAAATACGTCCCGTCGCCGCAGCCGACAACGTGATGCCAGAGGCCGTCGTAGAAGGGATAGTAGCCAGAGGACGGCGAGAAGAGCGTCGTTCCCGAGGTACTCTTGACCCCCATCGACGGGCGGTTCCCCGCAGAAATGTTGAGTCCGACATAGGTGGTCGCTCCCGCCTGCCCGAAGAAGCCGAGGAACTGCGTCGCTGCGGCGTTCAGGTTCCGCACCCAGAACTCCATTGTCCACACCTTGTCGGTGAACTGCTGGATCGGCGTCAGGTTCACGCGGTCGTCGGTGCCTCCGAACTGGAGCGCGTAAAGGTCGCCGCCCATGCCGACGCCGTCCCAGCCGCTGGCCTCGGTGTATCCGAAGCTGTTGAGTGTGCCGTTGTTACCCGATCCCGAGCGGTCGTACCACGTCGCCTTGTTGGTGTGCGTGTTCGTGTTCGGGCCGCCGCCGTCGTTGCGATAGAGCCGCTTGTCGGTGGTCAGATAGACCAAGGAGCCGGTCGGGTACTCGTCGTTGGGCAGCACCGGCAACGAACTCTCGATGTGCGGCGGCATGATGCTGGGAGCCATCTTCGCGCCGGTGATGGCATCGTCAGCGATGTCGGTGGCGACGCTCTGAAGCGACGACACCGGGCCGACCGTGGCAGAGTAGCCCGAGATGGTGCCATCAGGATCGACGGTCTTGAGCCGGCAGTACACCGCCGAGGAACCGTAGTCGAACTGATAGGTGAGACTCGTGCCGGTGGTGGCGTACGCCGGCGGTGGCGGCGCGGGATTCGGGTCGGCCTCGATGAACACCAGATAGGACTCGCCTGGAATGCCGATGGGATCCCAGGAGAAGACGATGGCACCGATCGTCGGCGTCGCGGAAAGGTTGATGGTCTTTGTGCCGACGATGTTGATGTAGCCGACGTTTGTCGGCTCGACGTAGCCATCCTTGCCGACCGACCAGTACTCGAGCTTGTGCGAACCCGCGCCGGTGACCGAGAATCCCGAGACGTACTTGACGTCGTTTCCATTGTCAAGACGATACCACGTCGAGTCAACCGATCCGCTAGGCATCCCGCTGTAGGCCGCCGAGAGCGTGGCCGTGACCGTGAAGGGCGATCCCTTGACGCCCCAACTGTCGTTGGGAGTCTTGCCGAGGACAAAGCCGTCCGACAGGCTGACGCTGGTCTTCAGGTTCTTCGCCACCAGGGCGCCGTAGGTGAACGTGCGGGTATCCGCGGAGATCCCCCAAGGGTTGCTGACGTAGACGTTGACCGCGCTGCCAAGGAACGTCTGGTCGCCTGGTACGGTGGCGCGAATCACGGTCGAGGAGTCGATGCGGAAGCCAGCGTACAGGGTGCCCCAACTGACGTAGGTCGCCTCGCTGAAGTTGGTGCCGGTGAGGACGATTTCGTCGCCAGGGAAGCCGCTGGCCGGCACCACGCTGGTCAAGGTCGGCACGGCGCTCGCCGGGTACATGAAATCGTTGGCTGTGTCGAGGTTGGAGTTAGTGCCGTAGTTCGTTTCCACGAAGACGTAGGCCTGCACGCCGGCCTCGCCCTGCGGCGCCCACGCGGTGATCTGCGTCGAACTCACGACGTTGAAGGTCGCCTGTACAGCGGTCACCAGGGTGGGGCCGAAGTAGACTGCCCTGGCGGTAGTGAAGCCAGTACCAACTATAGCTACTTGATCGGTACCGTGGCCATCGAAATAGGCACTGCTGTTCGGGGTCACACTGGTGACCGTGGGAGCTGAACCGGAGCCGCCTTCATAGCTCGAATAGATGAACGAGGCGCCTGAGGAGTTCTGTCCGCCAGAGGTCGTGACCTTTACGGTCACCGTGCCGGTGCCTGCCGGAACGATGCAGGAGATCTGGGTATCGCTAATGACGGAATACTCTAGGCCTGCTGAGTACGTGCCGAAGTGAACCGCCGAGGCATCCTCGAGGAAGTCGGTACCGGTTATGACGACGAGCGTCCCTTCGGGGCCGCTAGCCGGATCTAATCCTGTTACGGTCGGAACTGCCATTAGGGAGTCCTCATCAGAGTCAGTGTGAAGTACGCGCGGTACTGGTTCTCATAGACATTATCCCTCTCCAGCGTCTCTGGTCTGGTCGAGTAGACGATGTTGTGAATCTCGCCATCGACCGCGAGGGTGTTGCTCGCCTTGTCTACCTCGACCCACAGGGCGTTGAGCAGCGAACTGAGGTTGGAGATTGAGGTGCCGACGACCCACATAGGAATCGTCACCATGACAAGTGATTTGCGACTGACATTTATTTGCTGATTGATAGCCCCTGAGTAACTAACGGTCTCTTCCCAAGTAGTTTGGGGTTGCCCGAGATTCATACCTACAGAGTCGACAAAGTAGTTGATTTGGTCATTAAGGTTAATATTACCGAGGGTGACGTGCGCCGGGTAGTCCAGCGTCGGCGCGTAGACCGGGAAATCAGCGGCGAAGGCATACCACTCAGGGAACGTCATCACGGCCACGCCGAGCGATTCGATGTAGTCGAGCAGGGCGACGTAGTCGGAGGCCAGCCAGTCCCAGGTTCCAGGGCTGCTCGCCACCAACTGCTGCACATCGAAGTTGACCATCTGGCCGTGAGATACGGCCCAATCGACGTAGGACTTCGCCGTCGCAAGAGTCTCCCCACCGAGCGCAAACTGGGCTACTCGATATGGGTCATCGATGGGATGTGCGTTGAGAGTGTAGCCAGGAGAGGTGGTGAGCGCTGTCGCTGGCGTCTGGAAGAGCATCTTGCAGTGGTGCTTCTCCAGCACCCGATAGAGCTCCTGAAGCTCGTCTCGGTTGACGTTGCCGCCGCCGCCGATGAACACGCTGCCACTGCCACCATAGCCGTGCGTCATAAAGTAGTGCAGGTTGGCGGTGATTGCCGCATCCATGACTCGTGCGCCCATTATCGTGACGCTCGTGTGGGAGAGGCCGCTATAGCCGTAGCCGTCCATGTTCAACGTCTCGACTTGGTTAGCCGCGAAGAACGGCCACCATCCCGCAGCCTTCAAGGCGTCGATGTCCTCCTGGGTGTAGCGCGTGTCGGACCACAGGTCTGAGGGGTCGATGCCGAAGCTCGCCTTCCAGCCCCTGGCAGCAACGAGCGGGAGGCAGTCGGTGACGTGGGTGCGGAAGGTGTCGTAGAACGAGAGGCAGACGGCCGGCGTGGTCTGGATGCCACCGATGAGCGAGTCCAGATCGATTTTCGGCATCATGCCCGTGACGAGCGGCTTCGCTCCAATCCGCAAGCGCAGCATTGTGTTCGACCACGACTCGCCACCAGTGTTCGTCCACTCGTTCTCGATGATGCGGATGTGCGTCCAGCCGGCCTTAAGGCAGTACGTAGTGACATAGCTGAACTTCTTCGACCAGTTTGTGGTCGAGGAAAGCTCGACGCTCAGCCTTGCTGCCCCTCCCTCGACGGATCCTGCATGGGTGAAAACTCGCAGTTCGATACTCGCCTTGTAGACGTTGAACGACTGGTTGATGGTCTTCGTGTAGAAGTAGTATGTCGTGCTGGCCGCTGTCGCCTGAAGTGATAGCTGGACTCCAATCTTGCCGATCGTCTCTGATATGTAACTGGCCTTCGGTGCGTAAGCACCCGTGTCCTGAGTCCACTGGGTGTAGTCAGCGAAGTCCTCGAGAACCGTGCCGGCAGAGATGACGCAGGGAGCCGTCAAGGTTGCCTCATCAAGACCAACGTGAAGTAGGCACGGAATTGAAGCTCATAGACAGTATTGCGCTCGAGATCCTCGGGGCGCGTGGAGTATACGATGTTCATGGCCGTCTCGCTGGCGACCTGGAGGGTGCCTGGGGCGGCGTTGGTGCAGGTATCGACCAACGTCCACAGCGTACTCAAGAGGGTGTTCAGGTTGCTCACGCTGGAGCCGACCACCCACATGGGGATCGTCACCGGGATGAGGTGCTTGCGCTGCACGTTTACTTGTGTCGAGGCGCCACCGGAGTAACTAATAGCCTCGTCCCAAGTGGTCTGTGGACCGCCGTAGTTGAATCCTGACTCACCAACAAAGTGGGTCGACTGATTATTAAGGTTGATGCTGGCAGGAGTACCGCCGTGGCCAAGAGTAATTGCAGTAGCCATTAAAGAGTTGCTACTCCTCTCTGCCGACGGCGTTGGGCGACAGAAAGTTGGCTCGCCTGGTAAGGCGTCAACCGCTTAGCGAAGCGTTCGGTATCATCTACGACGATACCCTGTGGGAGGGTGACGTGTGAATGATAATGAACTGTCCTTGAGCCTCCACCGCTGCCAGGCATATTGCCTGTTGCACCAAATTGAGCATTTAGTTGTGCCAACAACGAAGATGACCGCGTAGGATTATTCAGTGGGAAGAAGGCGGCGACTTCAGGGCCCGCCTCACCTGCACGGAAGTTTGTAGCAGAGGTCAGATTGTATACGCCACCGAAGGCTTGATCTCGAGGTCTCGTAACCTCATTGATATAGGTTGTAACGGTCTTACCGTTAATAGCATCCAAGGCTATCCTAGCATTAGTTACGCCGTTAGTTACCCCTCCGATATCGGCACCAATTTTAGGAGTTGGAGTAAGGCCCCCTACAATTGCTAGAGCGTTGGTTACAGTACGGGCCTTCTTAAAGACGTCTCCAGCATTAGCAGCAATTTGAACGGTAGCAGTCTTAGTAGGGGTGCCACTACCTTCGCGTATCCAATTAGGAAGGCCTAGGGCAGTCTTTCTTGGACCCTTTACGCCTACTTCAATCTCAAGTTTCTCCTTAAGCTTATCCCTTTGTTCTCTGAGGGCTTTTAGTTTGGCCATAGCTGCTTTTGTATCAGCCTGGAATGGAAGATTGTTTCGAGCATCGCGAGCCTTAAGGCGGGTAACGAGTTGCTGAAGGGTTTTAACGTTCTTCTTGGCAGACTCGACACGAGCCTCAAGAAGGATAGGCTTGTTTTCCTTGCGCAGTTGTTGTATAGAGGACCTTAAACGTGCAAGCTTGTCGAGGATTTCTTGTTCATTCATTTGGAGTCTGAGATAGAGGTCACTGCCAGGAGTAGCCTTCTTCATAGAGGCACGAACCTTTGAGAGCTGCCCCTCAAACTTTTTAACACTATCACCCATATCTACAAGCTTCGCCTTGATAACAAGAACCTCAGTCTTCCCTTGGGCTCGTGCAAGACGTCCTGCTAGACCTTCAGCCTTCCCTACTAGCTCATCATAAAGGGCGCGTTGGGTTCTAGCAGTGTACTCAAGGTTGGCTAGTTGAGCCTTTGCATTCGCCTGAGCCTCAGGCCCAAGCCTTCCTGCATAAGCCTTCTGAGACTTTATGAAGCCAATTCCAAGTTCAGCTTCCTTAGCAACACGCATAGCCTCGCGGGCACTAACCTTAGCATAGACTCGTTGCTCTTCAATATCGGCTTCTACAAGCTTCCTTCGGGCTTCAACGGCAGTAGTATGAGCCCACTTTGACAAGGTGGAAACATCTATGGGCTTAACGGAATACCGAGGCTGCCATACAAGCTCGCCATCCTTAACAACGAGTCGCCCACCAAGAGCTCTATCAGCCCACTCTTGCAACTGTCGGCCGTCAGGGCCTTCTATAGCGGCCTTAGTACTCTTCATCATATCAGGGGTAGCAATGGCATTCATAGCAGCATCGGCGTTCAGCTTTATTACTAGCAAAGCGGCCCCAATTGCAGCAATTACAAGGCCCGCAGCCTTCCAAGGACCAAGCCATGAGGCAACACTTGCAATTGTCCCTGTCAAACCCTTTTTAGAAGAAGCAGCTAAAGTATCTATAGCCGTCTTCTCTAGCGTTATGGCAGCCCCAGCGGCCGTAGCGGCCGTAGCTACCCCCGTAGCAGAGCGTGCTGCATTTGCTTCGGCAGCAACAAGGTTGCCTTTCGCCATGGCCTGTACTCGAGAGGCTGTCATGGCTGCGGCACCCTGCTCTACAGCAACCGCATTAGCATCCGCAGCCAGCATAGCAGTAGCAGCAACTTGTGCTCGTAGACCTGCTATATAGCTTGCCGACTGTCGAGTCTGGGTACCTTCTAGAAGAACCGTGGACGTCGCCAAGTTAGTTTGGGCAGCACTAGCCTCAGCTGCAACTACGGCAGCTCGAGCTTGGGCCGCAATATAAGCATTAAGGGCATCAGTCTCAGCGGCAGTAGTAGTAACTACAGCCCCTTGAGCCATAACAAGACGCCCTTCAGTAAGCATAAGGTCCGCTGTAGCAGCTTCAGTACGGGCTACCGCAGCCTCACGAGCAACTTGAGCACTATAGAAAGCAGCCTCACCAGCTGTGAGGGTAGTTGCCTCCGTTATATTAGCAGTAATTAGACCGTTTTTAACTGCAATCTGTCTAATCGTAGCAGCGGCGTTGGCATTCTTGGCTGCAGTATTGGCATTCGTGGCGCCTGTATTTGCAACCTCTGCACCGCCCGCCGCAGCCTCACGAGCCACTCGAGCCTGTTCGGCAATCATACCTGTACCGGAGAAGCCCCCCTGGACCATAAACTTAAAAGCGGCAACCCCGGTCATAATGGTAGCGACTTTACCAACAACACTAGCAAGTATACCAATTGCAGAGACAGCAATTAAGATTTTCCCAATCCAGCCTTGAGTACTCGATGAAAGGTTATTAAACTTGTCAACGAGTCTACTAACCCAGCTAACAATTTGGGTAAATATAGGAAGTAGTTTACTACCCAGAACAATTGCAGCTGCAGACAAGTTAGCCAAAGCTACACGGAACTTAGCCGCAGGAGATTCCATTGCGAGGGCAAAGGCCTTAGCGGCGTCACCCTGGCTACCAATAGTCCTATCAAAGATACCCTTAGTCTTATCGTACTGCCGGAAGAGAGCAAGGAAAGCCGTACCAGCATTCTGAGTGAACATCCGAGTGATCTTCGTTGCACTACCATGGGTAGCGTCGTAGATCTTCTTCATGGCAGGCAAGAAGCCATCAGTCGTCATGGTCTTTACAATCTTAGGTACTGTAAGCCCAACTTCCTTCAAACCATCAATAAGAGGCTTCTGAGGCTTCAGGAAGGACGTCAAGAGGGTACGCAAGGCAAAGGTGGAGATACGAGCGCTCAAACCAATATTGGTCATAGCAGCAATTGAAGCCGCCACCTCTTGGAACTTGATTCCTACCTGAGAAGCAACAGGGATAACACGACCAAGGGAACGAGAGAATTCATCTGGCTCAGCTTTACCTTCTCGAACGGCCGCCACAAGGGTATCAGCGGCTTCTGCAGCACTAAGGGTCTTCTCACCCCAAGCTGTCATGGCAGACGTCAGTGTCTGACCCATGAACATCATATCGCCCATACCAGTAGCAGCAAGCTTCGTGGACTCTGCAAGGATCTTCAAGGCCGAAGCACCCTTAAAGCCTGACGAGGCAATGAAGTACAAGCCCTCCGAAACAGCTGTGGGCATAACACCCGTAGCCTTGGACAGCCTTAGGACCTCTTCATTATAGGTCTTCATCATCTCTGTAGAGGTACCCGTAAGGGCCTGAACCTTAGTCATCGAGGTATTAAAGTCATAAGCCATCTTGGCAGTAACTACACTGACAAGGCCTAGTGGAATAGTAACCCAACGGAAGATTGTTTGCCCCACCATTTGGGCGTCATGACCTACCATACGGAGGCCAAGCTGATTCTTGCGAATCCAATCAGTCATGCCGCCCTTTGCGGCAGTCGCAGGTCCCTGACCTAGAGTGGTCATACGAGCCTGATTAGACCTAACGGTAGACTCAAGGCCTCTCAGCTGTGCTTGGGCAGCAGCAACCCCCTTGCCATCCCAAGCTGAGGTGATAAGAATTTCGCCTGTGTAACCAGGCATCTAGGCCTCTTCCTCTATACCCATATCTAGCTTGGCTTGAATAAGCAGAACCTTTTCAATACTTGGGGTATGCTTAAGATCCTTAGGATCAGAGTTCTCTATCAAAGAACGCGTCTGGGCATAATTACGAAGAGCCATAATCCTAGAAGATATTCCAAAGGGAAGGTCTACCGCTATGTCTGGAGTGCATCTAAACTCCTCACACATTTGGCCAACGATCCAGTCTATAGGGACTGTATTAGAATCTCCCCTTAGAGCTCTTTCGAAGGCTCTGAGACTTTTCCCAACTCGTCCTCCGTGGGGAAGTGGATCTGGATGATCGCTTCAAAGGCCCACGTGGCTGTGGCCTGGTCAAGGGAGTCAATGGAGGCCTCATTACAAGGAGCTGTGTATGACCAAGCAGATATCGAAGCCTTAAGAAGAGTTGCCATATCATACGTGTCAACAGGCTTCTGAACAGTCTCAGGGGCGTCGGTAGTCGCATCCTCGGTGGGGGTAAGGGACTTGAGGAAGTCTGGTCCGAGGTCGCGGAAGCCTAGAAGGGCCGCGCGGGACTTAGTCTCACGGGCAAGTTCCAAGGTGCGCCAGCCGAGTTCTCTGAATTCGATCCACTCTCCAGCCTCATGAGGGATATCGAGCTTATGGACGATTGTACTCTTGACAGACATGATTACTCCTTATCGGGCTTCAGGATTCTTCCATCGTAACTTCGAGCTGAAAACGATGTCCCATCCAAGTGGACTTCTGATTAGGTGTTCTTGGTAGATCAATAATGGCCCTCCCTGAAACAATTACGGCCTTAAAGGCCGCACCTTCCAAAGTAAAGCTGCTACGAAAAGTATCCGCTATTTTATTTGAAAGATCAAGGAGGCTATCCCATTGGGCCTCTATGTTACGACCATCAATGGCTAGATACAAAGTTAGTTGAAATGTATAGAGCATCTCCCACGACTTGAATGTCATAGGACCTTGTTTGAAACCATCATAGGTTACAAAGATAGCAGGCAAGCTTCTACCCGCTGTAAGCTTTGGACGTGTCTCAACATGATCAATGCCCGTAACAGTACTAGCAAGGGCACCAATAGCTTCCGCGACATTTTGAAGGTTGCTAGACATTATCTAAACCCCAAGCCAACCCAAGCCAGCTTGTTAAGTTGCACGCCTGCTTCCGTTACGAGTGCCGGGGCAGCAATTTTAGTCTTGGCCATATAATCAGTACCCTTATACTCCAAAGTTTGAGCGATTCTGTATACGTCGCCCTCATCCCCACCAAGCTTTATCATTACCCATTCACGAAGGGAGTAATACTTCCCTCCGTCAGGGTTGGCAGGGCCACTATGATACCCACTATCTTGTTGAGGGCCATAAGGGTCGCCCGGTGCGACCGTAGCTTTATCTGGAGTGACAATTGAATCGCCGCCTCCTCCAACAAACATCTCTTGCTTAAGGTTTCCAGAGAGCCCCATGGGAGCGCCCTCAGCAGCCATAGTAGCCAACTTAAGTTGAAGTTCGGTCATAACAGCCAACCGAATAGAAGGCTCTTCAGCCTTAAAGGCAGCAAACTGCCCATTAGGATTATGTGGGGCATATATTAAGGTCATATTGACCGTGACGCTCATGACCCAATCCAATGTACTTGGAGAACACGGTTGCGCAGGATCTCTTTCACGGCGTAAGGGATAGCAGCACGGGAACCAGTAGCACTACCTTGCTCAGGAGAGTAGTTCGCAGGACCTTTCTCCCACAAGCTCTGAACCCAAATGTAGGTAGCGAGCTTAAAGTCCTCGGGAACTCCCGTAACACTGAGAAGCTCCCCAAGGGTCGGATCACCCTCTTCACCCTCACCTAGTGGGGGGTCGTAGGTGACGGCTTCGCGTACTTGTGTGCCATACCCTGCGATGTATTCACATTCTACGAGCATAGGGCCTGTGGCAAAAGTACTAGCAGTAGGAGTAGTCGCATCAGTAAGAAGACGTCTCACTGCTCCGAGATCAGGATCATATAGGTAGTCAGTACCCTCAGTGAGTTCGATAGCATCTTCAGTTACAGCGGTACAAGAGGCGACGGGGAGGGTTGTGAAAAAGATGTACTCCCCGCCGCCATCATTGTGCTCGATAACAGTCTTCTGAATTACTGGCTGTCCTACAAAGGACTCGATACCCTCACTAACCCAGTTAACGAAGTTATACAGAGTGTTCAGCTCATCATCTGTACGGTCTACTTCTGAAGTCTCCGTAAAGAGAGCCTCACGGATCTCCTGTTTGGTGACGAAGGCCTTTGCTGAGAGTCGAACAGTGACAGCCATTTGCGTTACGCTTTCTTCTTGTCAGGATCCTTGGGGTCTTCGTCCTTCGGAGCTGCAGGCTTCTCATCCGCCGTCAACTTAACGGCAGTCTCGACGGGAGGCTTCGCAGGCCCCTTCTTAAGGGCATCCTTCTCGCCCATGACCATCTCGCCGTTAGATATCTCAGGCATGGCATCGAACTCGCCAATAACCCACGTAGGCTGGGCCTTCTGAACGACCTTCAACTGGGCATCAGAGAGAATCGTACCAGCCTCAATCGAGACGATGCGATCTTCACCCTCTACGATATCAATATAGTTGTACTCGAAAGCCAACTTCTTTTTGTCTGCCATTGCTTCCTCCTCGGGCGTTAAAAGGATCAGTTCTCGACGACGGTACCCGTGGCCTGGAGCTCACAGCTATAGCCGGTGTACTCACCAACGGTGAAGGTCCTCTTGTAACTCACGATCCAGACACCACCACCAGTGCTTGCAACGCCGTCGCCCGTGATGGTCTTCGAACCACCAATCGTGAGGCTAAACTGCCGATACGCCGCGTTGGTGTACTTACCGATGTTAAGAACGGCATCAGGTCCAACAGTAGCGGTGTCGTCGTAGTAACCCTCGATCGTGAAGGGCTCGTACTTCTTGAAGACACTTACCAAGAACTGGGCAATCGCAGCTCCAAACGGGGTAGACTCGACCAGGGGTCGAGTAACATTGATCTCCCCGAACTTAGTAATGTACTGAGTAAAGCTTGTAGTCAGTGCACCCCCATCTGAACGAGCAATCTCGAACAGAAGGTTCGGGCTGCTATATTTAGCCATTACTCACACTCCTTATCTGTTAATCGCTACAGCAGCCGTAAAGGTAGCCGCGGCTGATCCGACGGTACCACCCCAAGCCCACTTCAGTGCGATATACCTGTTGACGGTCATGTCGGCTGAAACAACCTTGTATCCTGTAATACCGGGCGCAGTAATGTTAGCAGTTGCACATTGAGACAAGAAGGTACCTGTAGTAGTACTATCCTCAAAGGTGATCGTCAGACCAGAACTCGTGGACTGAGTAAAAGATGTGATGCAAACGTACAGGGTACAACCAAGGGACGTTGAAGGTGATCCTGAACCCCCGTAGGCGTTCAAGTCAAGGTACGCACCCTCAGTGTTACCATTACCGGTATACACCTGAAGAGGTGCCAGAATAATAGCTTCGTCTCGGGTCCCCGAGAGGCTTAGATCAAAGGAGGCCTTATGATACTGACCGACCTCAAACCCCCTCTTGTAGCCCGCACGAATTGCCCCACCAGCGCAAACGGCATACTTACCAGCAGTATTACCTTGGTATGCCAACATGAGGACTTCTTCAGTTGAAGCCATACTAACCATTGCGGCGTTAATACTATCGGCGGCATCATCGTACCAACCCTCATGACCAGAGATGGTATACTTCTTGAAGCCTGGCCTACCGTATGCCTGCGTACCAACACCAAAAGGTGTAACATCTTCAATGGGAGCTTCAACTCCGTCTTCCAGCTTACTACTGACATTAGTCAGGTTATACTGCCCGACGAGAAGGTACCCGATGCTCGATGAACTATATTGAGCCACTTATCAACCCTCCTTCTCTTCGGTCTCGATCTTCGGGGCCTTTGCAGGCTTAATATCCCTTGTCTCTAAAAGGGTCTCTGTTACCTCTGAGGGAAGATCATTCACAACATCCCCAGGGTAAGCAGTCTTCCAATTGAGCGTGCCTTCCCACTTGCCTGATAGGGCCTTCTTGAGGGATACGGCGTCTGCGGGATATCTCAGCTCCGTAACGATCTCAAACCACTTAGCCGCAGCCATGAAGCCTCCTCAACTACTGCTAGGCAGTGA